AGTCGCCAATAATACCATGATTTTACTAGAGAAAGAACTAACCAAATGACTTTTAGCCCCCGCCCTGCTGACAGAAAATGCTTAACTAGACTGGTCTGTATCCAGAGGGCGGGGGTGTTCTATGCTTGACAAGGCACTGACTAAGATTACTTATTGGTTCTTAGAAGTATTGATAATTGTATCCAAGCCAATCATGAGACTATGGCGGTTCTTTAAATGACCATGTGCCGATGTTGTATATGTTTTGCTAGTACCGAGGAGGGGTTCGAGAATATCTGCCCTGAGTGTTATGCTAAGCTAGGATGTGAATGCGGAGAAAAGGAGTGCGACCATGAAGGTTGATTTTAAAGGAATCTCATCGAGTCAGGAGAAACGGTTCACTAAACTCCTCAAGCCTCTCCAAAGGTTCCTGCCGTTCTGGGCTAACGAGTTCGGGGTAGACCTAGACGACACGGGGCTCACCATAGCCAACGCAGGGTTCGACAAGGAATACCGCCGTATGGTGATATTCGTGTCTAACGAGCTGATAGCTATGGACGACTCAGAGGTGTCGAAGGTATTGACCCACGAGATATGTCACGCCTACAACGAGCCTATCCTTTCCTTCTTCAATGAGGTACTTCCTGGCTTACTGAATCAGGAACAGTTCAATATGATACAACCTCTCTTTACTAGAGAGATGGAATCACAAACCGAGGACTTGGCTGTTATGTTAGGGAGATTGTCATGAGTGAGCACGTAACAGAAATAACTATAAAGAACGTACTAATGGGTGTTGTGGCAATTCTTACAAGCCCTGTCTGGGCAACACTAATGTGCCTTGGGCTATTCATCTTCGCCATAATGAAGTTGGTATGTATGCTGGGTGAGTGCCTATTGGTACTTATTCCAAAGTCGATGGGGGGTTTGAGATGAGGGTACTTTGCGTAGGGGATTTACATTTGCCGTTCACCCTTGATGGCTACCTAGAGTTTTGCGTAGACATCTATAACAAGTGGGAATGCGACAAGGTGGTGTTCATTGGAGACATAGTGGATAACCATTACGTATCATACCACGAGACAGACGCAGACGGTATGGGTGGCAAGGAAGAGCTTGACATGGCTATCGAAGAAGTAGCCCAATGGCATGACACCTTCCCAGACGCAGACGTATGTATCGGTAACCACGACCGCTTGCCCCGCCGTAAAGCGCAGTCCTCAGACCTCCCGACCCGCTGGATGAAGTCCTATGAAGAAGTATTGGAAACCCCTACGTGGCGTTTCGTGGAATCCGTAGAGGTTGACGACGTTCGATACATTCACGGCGAAGGTGGGACCGCTCGCACCCGTTGCGTCAAAGACATGCAGTCTACAGTCCAAGGACACTTACACACACAGTGCTACACCGAGTGGAAGGTGGGGTCACGGGATCGCATCTTCGGGATGCAAATCGGGTGTGGCGTCAACGATAAGGAGTATGCCTTTGCGTATGCTAAGAACTTTCCTAAGTCAGCTATTGCTTGCGGTGTCATCATCGATGGTCAGCTTGCCGTTAATGAAATGATGCCACTATAGTGTTCATATACGACGTAAGCCCAATACTAGACAGTCCTAACCACCGCCCAAAGAAGCAATGGTCTGACGGCGATAAGGTACTCGTACACATGGAACCCCTAGAGAGCATGGGGGGCGCAAACTTTGAGCCCGCAGGACATGTGTGGCGCGTCAGGTACACTGACCAGTTCCGAGGCTGGAAGACATTCGTAAGACACTTCACGACCAAGTCACGAGCAGAGTACTACTACAATGAGGCTATCATGTTTAGTGGCTTTCTAGGATTGGATGAATGAATAAAGCAGAACTAGAGATACGCGAGAGACTACGCACAGACTTTGTGTATTACGCGGAACATGGGCTTAAGATTAAGACAAAGGGTCAGGGAGTCCAACCATTTCGCCTTAACAAGGCACAGCTATACATCGACACAATAGTCGAGAAGCAACTAAAAGAGCTTGGTTATGTTCGAGTCCTTATCCTCAAGGGTCGCCAGCAGGGGTGTTCAACATACGTCTCGGGTAGGTTCTATTTTAAGACCTCTCAGAGCCTTGGTAAGAACGCCCTTGTGATGGCACACAATTCTGACACAACCAATATGCTATTTAACATGACCCGCATGTACCACGATAAATGCCCCTCAGAACTCCGCCCCCACACACGAGCCGCTTCCGCGAAAGAGTTTGACTTCGATGAGATTGACAGCGGTTACCGAGTAACCTCTGCTGGTTCCAAAGAGGGTGGTCGTGGTGGTACCGTACACTTCCTTCACGGTTCCGAGGTGGGCTTCTGGGTGAACGCCGAGGAGTTGTTCGCTGGCGTCATGCAATCAATCCCCTCTGGACTAGATATTGGGGGCTCAGAGATATTCCTTGAGTCTACTTCTGCGGGTCCTGGCGGTAAGTTCTACGAGATGTGGCAAGACGCCGAGAGCGGCAAGAGCGAGTACATCAACATATTTACCCCGTGGTGGTGGCAGGAAGAGTATCAAGTAGACTCATCCAAGAAGAAAATCAAGTGGGACGAGGACGAGATTAAGTACAAGGAAGTTAATGAACTATCATTTGACCAGCTTCTTTGGCGTCGCTATAAGGTATCAGAGCTAGGCATAGGAAAGTTCAAGCGTGAGTACCCAGCCAACGCAGAGGAAGCATTCGAGTATATAGAGTCAGGATTCTTTGATAGAGATAAGGTTGTGCTGTGTGCTAGGGACAAAGGCTTCCCCATAACCAGCATAGGAGCACGAGTAGGTGCCCTTGACCCCGCTGGTGATGGCGTTAATTCCGACAATAGTGCTATAGGTTGGGGAGATGATAGAAGTATCAGGGAGGTTTTATACCTTAAAGGTAAGGACGAGTATCAGCTTGCCAAGATAGGCGAGGACTATATAGACCAGCATGACCTAGACGTTCTATGGATAGATGCGGTTGGTCTTGGCTCTGGGGTATACTCCAACATGAAGCATGGCAGACACAAGAGTAAGGTGCGTGCCTACAAGGGTTCAGGAGTAACCAGCACCTTTATTGATGGAAAAGAGGTATATGCCAACCGTAGAGCAGAGTCTTACGGTCGCCTACGCGAATGGATAGACGATGGGGACATCCATCAAATCCCGAACGACAAGAAACTCATAGACGAGATATGTGCCCCACTAGAAGAGTTCGACGAGAAGAGCGGTAAGATACGTATTGAATCCAAGAAAGACATGAAAGGCAAGCGTGGTATCTCTTCTCCAGACGGTTTAGACGTCTGCGCTATGATAAAATGTGAGAAAGTGAGAAATCCCTTGACAAACGTACCGAAATATGGTATAGTGCATAAGACTAGCTACAACCCCCTTGACCTCTAGGATGGATATATGAGCGGATTATTCGGCAAGAAGGAAGAACCTGAGCAAGTAAACACGGCTGGCGAGAAGGCTAAAGTCCAGCGTGAACGCATGGCTAAACTCCAGAGGAGCGCATTCAACAAAAACACCCGTACCAGTGGGGCTAAGGGCGACACGTCCGAGTCCAATACATTTCGTAGCACACTGGGCGGTTAGTAGATGCCCCCACACACAGACGAATCTACAGCCAAGGGTGGCAATAAAGACGCGGAGCTATCTAAGCTCAGGATTATGGCGGCTAGTGCCCGTAATGCGCGAGGAAACTACGATACTCGTTGGCAGGAGTGTGCTAGATTAGCCGCTCCCCGTGACGCCATATTCAACGTCACCCCAAGCCCAGGCTCCGATCAGCGCGACGAGCAGTACCATGAGGGCGCAGAACTAGCCCTTGACGAATCCTCTTCCATGTTTAAGGCATTCACGACCCCAGACGGTCAGAGATGGCATGGGCTCCAGTCACCAGAACTGGGTAAAGACGACAAAGAATCTCAGCAAGCCTACGAGGATATCGAGAATATCCTGTTTAAGTATCGCTACATCCCCAATGCCCGTTACGCATCAGCACGCTATGAGGCTGTGAGGTCTTACCAAGCGTTTGGTAACTGCTTCATGTATATCGAGAAGGGCGACAAAGACACGCCTATCCGATACCGTTACGTACACCTTTCCCAAGCCTACATCACCGTAGACAGCTTCGACGTAATGAACGGCATCTTTTACATCCGAGAGCTCACCCCGCGTCAAATCATAGACGAGTACGGTGAAGAGAATGTCTCGCAGAAGATTAAAGACCAAGCCGCAAATCCAGCCACATACGGCACGCATGACACCTCTAACACATTCACTGTGGCACATTCTGTCATGGACAACCCAGATTATAAAGAGGGTAGCCTCAATAGAGAGAAGCTCAAATACTCCTCTCGCCACTTCCTGCTTAACGGCGAGAACGAAGAAGGCTTCTTGCGCGAGGGTGGATACAACACCTTCCCTTATGTAGTCTGCCGAGACACCCACGCACCTAACGAGATTTACGGACGCGGTAAGCTCCAGAAGATACTCCCAGCAATCAAGATGCTTAACCAGATGAAAAAGACTGCTATCATCGCTGGGCACAACGCAGTACTACCACCACTTTTGATGCGCGACGACAGCTCTATAAACCCAGCACATATCGTCCCAGAGGGCGTTGTTGTTGGTGGACTAGACTCTCAGGGCAACCCAACCATCGCACCTCTTCTTAGAGGGCAGAACATGGACCTTTCCGAAGGTCTTATGGCTATCGAGAACGCTACCATAGAACGGGTGTTCCACCTGAACCTCTATATCAGCAATCTTGACGACAGCACAGAGCGCAGGACTGCCACAGAAGTACGAGCACGCTTGCAAGACCAATCACGCATTATCGGACCAGAAGCCGCTCGTGACGAGGTAGAGTTCCTCGGACCCCAGATTGAACGTGAACTAGACATCCTTGGCGAGATGGGACTTATCGAGGGTGACTTTGATTTCGATGTCATCTATCGCGGAGTCCTCAGCAAGGCACAGAAGTCTGATGACGTCATGGCGGCTATCAATACAATAGAGTTCGTCATGTTGGCGGCAAGCGCAAACCCAGAGATAGTAGAGACTGTTAGTTGGTGGGATGCCGTAGACATTGTCAACGAAGGTAATGGTGCTCCACCTAGACTTATCAAGTCTCTTGAAGCATTTACTGAGCGGGTAGCTAAGATGCAAGAAGAAGCAAAAGAGCAGTCGATGCTAGAGAATGGTGGACAGTTCGCTAGTGGTATAGCTAATGCGGCAAGCACGCTGGTAAAGGAGAATTAGGATGAGTATATTGAGCACCACTAAAGAGATACTAAGACCCTACGTGATTCGCAATAGAGTTGCAGGAGCGTTTAGGTCTATATTCAACCCGAGCGGTGCGCTGTTCGAGGAACAGAAGATTGTTCTCAAGGAACTGAACACCTTCGCCTACGCCAACGCCACACACCACAGTAATGACCCGATATGTATTGCGAGGATTGCGGGTCGCAGAGAAATGTATAACTGGATCGTAGGCTTAACGGACTATGATGCTTTTGATTTAGAACAATTAATGAGGCAAATGGAGGGGTATGAAAATGAGTGAAGAACCACAAGGGACACCAGCGATTGATATTATTGGGGATGGCGGGGAAGTGGCAGATGCTATTGTTCCCAATCCCAGCACAGACACGTCTGGAACATGGACGCAAGGAATGTCTGATGAGCAAGTAGGAGCTATCCAGAACAAAGGATGGGAAAGCGCGTCAGACATGTATAACTCATACAACGAGTTAGAGGCATGGCGTGGCGTTCCAGCCGAGCAACTCATGAAGAAACCTGGCGAGGGCGAGTCTTGGGATGATTTCTATTCCCAAATAGGACGACCAGAGGAAGCCTCTCAGTACGTCTACAACGCACCCGAGGGCGTGGACATGGAGAACAACGCCATGCTCGACGGTATCCGCGAGACAGCGTTCTCAGAGGGCATGTCAGCCAAGCAGTTCACAGCAATGACAGACAAGTATGACGAAGTGTTTAACGCCCAGCAAACAGCATCCGAAGAAGCTACTCGTGTAGCACACGACACAGAGATAGAAACCCTCAAGCGAGAGCTGGGAGATGACTTCGACAAGGTTGTATATAACGCAGACCAGACCGCCATTAAGATGGGGTTTAGCCAGAAGGTTGTAGATGCAATCCGTAATAGCGAAGGCGTTAAGGGAATGCTTGATATTATGTCAAAGATTTCTGACACCATCGGCGAGGACACTGTGGATAGTGCGAACACCGCCAGAAGCCCTTACGGTCAAACCAACGAACAGCTCATAGCTGACAAGGCTAACCTTATGTCATCCCTTAAAGCTGACCCAGTAAGGATGGGAAACTACCTTAAAGGTATTGGTCCAGACTACATAGAGTACCAGAAGCTACATAATTCTATAGACTACAGCAAGCAGGAGTAACAAATACCCACACACCTAGTGTGGTCATCATATTGGACAAGGCTGAAATTTAGCCCCCATGACAAAGGGAAAGACCTAGCACCACCCCTTAGCCCCATATTTCATGGACAAGCTGATACTTGAAACAATTAATCAACTATCGGAGCCAATATTATGGCAACTCCAAGATCCGAACTCTATACTGTAGAGTTCTCAGACAAGTTAGCTCTTTTGAGCCAACAAAGAATGTCTCGTCTTGAGTCCCTCGTTACGACAGGAACTCACGTAGGCAAATCAGCATCACCAGTCGAATACACAGAAGTAGGCGAACTGGAACAGAACATCGGACATAACCAACCTCTGACGTTCGACGATCCGAATCACATTCGTCGTCACGTACTACCTATCTCGTATCGCAGTAAGTCTGCTCTCATCAGTAAACTCGATGACATGCGTAGCAAACTTGACCCAACCAGCAACTACTCTCAACAGCAAGTCAATAAGTTCAACGTCCGCAAAGACGAAGTTATTATTGACGCATTGTTTGCAGATGCTATCACGGGTGAAACTGCCACGGGCACAGAGTCATTCGACTCAAACAATGTTATTGCTGTAGGCACAACTGACCTTACCGTTACCAAGGTTCTCGACGGTCTCCAAATCCTCATGCAAAATGAAGTGGATATGGATGACCCTGAAACTGTAGTAACTATGGTCATGACGCCCCATCAATACACCACCTTCGTAAAAGAAGATGAAGTGAAAAACAAAGACTTTGGTAACAGCGTCTTTGATAAGAACGACCGAATCACCAAATGGAACGGCATCAACATCGTCGTTTCTAACCGCCTCCTTGACTCGGCTGGCATCCGCGCAACAGTTAATCCTGGCGCATCTGCTGTCCGTGAAATCCCCTTGTTTGCCAGTTCTGGTATGCACTTGGGTATCTGGGAAGACATCCGTGGTGATGTTTGTCAACAACCACAACTGGATCGTAAACCTTGGGCAGTAACGACTTATGGCACATTCGGCGCAACACGCATCGAAGAAGCCAAAGTCATCAAAATCATCTGTAAGGAGACTTAATCATGGCTAACACTAACACAGACGCAATCGCTCTGATCGAAGCATCTCCTGCTGGATTTGCTACTCGAAAAGATGTTGCATCGCAACCACTTGTCAGCAAAGGCACCGCAAGCTGGACTGGAACAACCGCACTCGATACCCTTCGACTGTGCAAAATCCCAGTAAACGCAACACTGGATAGCATCGTAGTCCAGTGTGACGATTTGGGCGGCGCAACAACTACGTGGGATCTCGGTCTCTATTCTGGCGACACATTTGCTGTCGTTGATTTAGACTGCCTAGCTACCGCCGTAGATGGCGCCACCGCACTAGCTCGAACCGAACTTAGGTTTGAAGTGAAAGACCACAGTACGATCAATCAGCGTATGTGGGAAATCGCAGGGTTAAGCACCGAACCAGACTACGGGGATTTCTATCTCGTTGCGACGGTTAAGGTTGCCGCTACCCCAATTGCTGGTGACGTATCATTCTACGCGACATATTCGCAGTAGACTAATTAGCACACCTCGCTGAGATGGCGGGTAGGGGTTCCTCCTTTCCCCTGTGACCCGCCATCTCCTTAACTTTTACTGGAGCAAGACATGGCAAGTGGAATGACAGAGCTTGATGTAGTCAATAGAGCACTCACTAAGTTGGGCTCCAAAAAGATAACATCCTTAACCGAGGACAACAAGTCCGCTCGTGTTATGGATGATATTGTCGATTCTGTGCGAGACAAGTTCTTGCGCCAGAATCCGTGGAACCCAGCGGTGGAGCGTGTCACAATAGCAAAGGATACCACAGCACCAGCGTGGGGCTTCTCTGCTAGATTCTCTTTGCCCAGCGACTTTATCAAGATGCTCAACGTGGAGACTTCTGGTCGTGTATTCCAAACCACCAGCGTCACATCACGCACCGTTCCCCAGAACCTTGAGTACCGCATCGAGGGCGCATATATACTTGCAAACGAGGACACCTCTCTGAACGTCCGTTATGTCAAGCGTCTCACAGATATGTCTGTCTACACACCAGACATGATTGAGGCGTTGGCTACACTATACGCTTCCGAGGCGGCTATCAGTATCACGGCGGACGCGGCAACACGCGATTCCCTTATGGCTGAGTATGACCGCCAAATCAAGGAAGCCAAACGCAACGATGGCTGGGACGACGATTACTATGTGATTCCAGTGGACGCATGGGACATAGGTAGACTTTAATGGCTAGACTTTCACACCCAGCTAAAACCTCCTTTAACGGGGGTGTACGAACACCTTTGATGGATGGCATGATAGATGCGCCCAAGGGTGATTCGTCGTTTCATGCTGGGCTCAATGGTATGGGATTGAAGTATGGTCCGTGGGTAAGACGACCAGGGACACAACTTATATCTGAGACTGTGGGTGCGACTGGTGACGGGAAAAGGGTGGAGTTAGTTCCGTTCCGATTCAATGACGAGCAGAATTATATCCTTGAGTTTTCTTCGTCAAACACAGGCAGGATGAAGGTTTACACAGACAGAGCTATAGTCCTTGAATCTGGGTCTGAGTTTAATCAGGGAATCACGGGAATAGCTGTAGTTACTGGTGTCAGCAATATTATCATAGAGGTTGATGGTACAGGCACAGACTACACCATAGGCACAGAGGCTGTAATTCAAGGACTCACAGAAGCTACATACCTTAACGGAGAGACAAGAACAATATTGGCAACATCGACTGGGACGGTAGAGCTAGCAGGAAGTGCGTCGGCAACAGCCGAGACATCTTCTACAGGAACCCTTAGCCAAGTCTTTGAGCTCGAAATACCTTACACAGACACAGACATGTTCGCATCAGACGGGACATTTCTCCTAGACGTGGTTCAAATCAATGACGTCATGTACATAGTTCACCCAAACTTTTTACCCAGAGTCCTAACAAGAAGCGGTCATAATTCATGGACTATTTCCAAGATGGACTTGAAGTCTGGTCCATACGACGAGCCAAACGACAATAATGACCACCTCCTAGATATTCCTATCTTTGACGCAGAGCTCGATGACGGAACTACCGTCTGGGAGAATGTACATACCATAACCGCAGTACTGCCTGACGACAGCGGAAACTTCACGCCATTCGCCCTAACTGACGGCCTTTCAAGAGCCGCTGGTGGGGTTGACCTAGTATCAAACATAGGCACAGCAACAGAGTCAGCCAGACGCATCAAAGTGTTCGGTAGCTTTGGAGATAACGGAAAGACCGATCAGGACGGAAACTCAGAGAGAATCAAGAAACCTCGCTGGAGATATTTAAAGATAATCTCTGTCATAAGCACATCACAAGTATTAGCTATAATGGACGGAGATGACGAGGCGAACTTTGGCTATCTTGGCAAGACCAGCGAGAACGGCATGACTGGTGGCAGTAAAGGGGATCGCCATAGACCTACACAGTGGGCTCTGGGCGCATTCTCTGAAACCACAGGCTACCCTGCCGTAGTAGAGATACACGGTGGACGCTTATATATGGGCAATACTTCCTCGGAGCCACGCGCCATCTATGCTTCTGAGTCAGGAGTGTTCAGCACGACTGGCGCAGACTGGGCAACCACAAACCGATTGGGCGAAGTCTTCGATGACCACGGATTCCGACTTGCAATCGGCGGGGGTAACTCAACACCTATACAGTGGATTAAGTCTGGAACAGATGGACTTATCGTAGGAACCTCAACGACAGAGGGCCTCATCGGACCAGCAGACCCAACAGATGGTTTCGTTCCAGGCAACCTTGTCTACAAGCAACATACAACCATAGGCTCTAAAAGCATTCAGCCAGTCAATATAGATCAAGCGATATTGTTTGTTTCTAGGACTGGGCGTCGCATTCACGAGCTCAAGTATGACATATCTACCAATGGGCAGAGTGCGCCTGATTTAACGGAGCTAGCAGAACACGTAACGCGAACGGGGATTATAGATTTCGCCTATCAGAGAGAGCCAATCAATACGCTATGGGTTGCGCTTTCAGATGGTAAGCTGGTAGGATTTACTTATGACAAAGAGGCAAACATAGCGGCATGGCACCAACATGATCTTGGTGGAGATGACGTAAGAATCAGATCGGTATCTAGTATACCCTCCCCAGACGGGCTTAGAGATGATATTTGGATTGCAGTAGATAGATCCTCTTACTTGTTTGGTGGCACTTTGAGTGCAACGCCAAAAAGAACAATAGAAATAATGGATAATATATTTGAGGACTCAGGAAGTATACTTGAGGCTAAATTCATAGACTCCTATCTGACAATATCAACGCCTAATATGGAGGGGGTTCTGCACGCTGGGCCAGTAGAGGAGATTGTAACGGACACCCCTCATGGATTATCAGATGGTGATATAGTGTTTTTATCCAATATAGAGCACCAGAACTATCGATCAGCAGAGATGCCTCCAGAAGAGCAATTATCAGTCAATCCTGTCGGCGACGCCTTGAATAATATGTATTTTAGAGTAAACAAACAATCATCCGTGGGATATACTATAGATACCCTTGCTGGCGACCCTGTCGATATAAATGGACTATTCCCGTGGAGCCTATCGACTGGTAATGTCAATCAGATGGATATAAGGACTCAAACAATACAGTCATCCTTTGGTGGAACCGTAGTGTTCGCAGAGGAGTCGGTGTCTATATATGCTGACGGAAGAGAGTTGCCTGAGCAGGTAGTTCCTACAAGTAGTGTGTTCACCCTAGACAACGGCGCATACGCGGCAAACCTAACCATAGGGTATAAATACGACTCCTACGTGGAACTCAAGAACCTCGAAGGTGGTGGTATCAACAACCTTACACAAGGCAAGACTTCAAAGATTCACAAGGTGATGGTTCGGGTCAAGGATTCCCTTGGCTTAAAATACGGACCCAGCGAAGCCGACCTTAAAGAACACAAGTTCGACGACGACCAAGAAATTTCAGAGTTCACAGAGCTCAAGAGCGAGGACGTGGTTCTAGGATGGGAGTCAGACCACGAACAGTCGGGGACAATCCGACTACAAGGAGACGGACCATATCCACTACAGATACAGTTGGTAGTCGCAGAAATGGACACCTCAGATTATCCATTGTCAAAATGACCGTGGACCATTGGATAGAAGCCTCTGAGAAGGCGCAGG